GATACCAGGCTGATTGCCCACACTGCGCACCGCGCCAATTCGATGACGCCTGGCGATTTTTGTGATGACAGGACGAAACCTTGCGCGGTTTTGACACCGACAGCGCGGGTGACATGTTCGGCAAGTAGGCGGTGGCCGCTGTGGATGACGCGGCCTTCAGTAATCATGGAACGTACCAGCGACGTGTAGCGCAACAGTTCGCCGTACCCAACGGTGGTAAAACGGCGGTTTAGGTTGGTTGGTAGGTGCAGCTCGAGCGTTGGCGTGACAGCGAGCGTCACGGTTTTGTCGGTCATGACTTGCTCAACAGCCGCCCACATGGCGTCTTCGGTGTCAACCACGAACGCGACGTCAACCATGACGCGGCCGTCAACCGTGGCGGCTCGCACCCCGACATAACGCGCCTCGTCAATGCTGCTGTCAACAGCCAGCACCCCACCGGCAGCCATCGGCAGTGTCGTCTTATGTTTCTCCCACTCGCCAGGCTCAAGCCATGCGCCTCGAGCGGTAATCCACTGGTTGAGGTGCGCTCGAGCAAAAGACTCATGTTTTTGGGCGGCTTTGAGCGCCGCTGTGGTGATTGTGTACCCAAGGCTTGGGTTGGCGTATCCCCAATAGTCAGGGCCGGACACGTCGGCGGGCATTGACCACTCGGCAAAGTACAGGTCGGACACGGTGCCAGCCTCAATGTCTGCCAAGGCTTTTTCGCGCATGTTAATCATGGCTGTGGACGACGCGTCACCGGCGGTTGACCAGCAGGACAACAGCGGCGACGGTCGCGCAATCATCGACGGGCGCAGCGCCTCGTCAAGGACGGCCGCAGGGATGTTCCACAGCTCGTCAACGACGATGAGGTCAAACGACCCACCATGCAAGCGTGTGGTTGCGGCCCTGATTTGCCACGACGACGCACCGACCTGCACTTGTTTGCGGCCAATGGCTTGCAGCTGTTTGCCGTCAAAATACTCAACTAGCACCGGCGCCAGGGTGCTGAAGATGGCTTCGGCTCGATCTAATTGGTTAGCGGTTGACAACACGTTCACAGGCCGCCCAACTATCGCCGCATAGTCCGTCACAAACCAGCCAATAAGCGCGCACAGGGCAACGCTTTTGCCGTTCTGTCGCGCCGTACTGACAAGGCTTTCACGAAACACAAACCTGTTGTCATCGTCAACTTGCAGCTGCCCACTAAGGGCATACACCTGCCACGGAAACAACTCGACACGCAAATACTTTGCCGACCAGGCAGCCACAAGGTCGCCGTAATGTTTTCCCCCCAACGTCGCCGTGGCCAGTCGTGGAAGCTCGCGGCCAGTCGGTGCTAGTTCAGGCTGGTCGGTGCTGATCGAGGCCAGTTCGGGCTGGTTCGCAAGATATTGAGAAACAGGTGGGGTCGGGGTTATTTCTTTTTTCTCAATAAAAAAACGTTTTGGTTTTGTTTCGTGTATGCCGTTTTGTCGCATTGCTTCGGCTCGAATTGTTTGTCGTAGTTCGTTGCGTTGTGTTACGTAACGATGCCCCAATGTGTTATTGCATTTAGCACAAATGCCACGAAGGTTTGACAACTCATGCCCACCGCCTGCGTCTATTGGAATGATGTGATCAACCTGTGTGCTGGGCTGCCGGTTACAAACGGTGCAGGTCGGTTGCTCACGTAATATGACCCCCCTGTTTTTTGTGTACTCGTAGTCATGGTGGCTGGTCATGCTCACGCCCTCGCGTTGCTCGGTTGTGCTAGCGCGCGCTGTCGCGCTTGCTGATGTTCGTTAACGCTAACCATGTTGTCAACTTTATGTTTGCGGTTTGTTTTTGTTATGTCAATCTGTTTGTTGTGTGATGAAGCCTAATGCGCTAAGCCCCCCGTCGTCTGCCTCACTCGACACCCTAACTCTTTAGCGCAATTTGCCTGACCACGTGTTACCACGCGCGTCATCTACCCACGTTGCCGTGTGTTACCAACCGCGCTGCAACACGCTTAGGTCATGCCCGTAATTTAGTTTTGTGAATGTTCTACCACTAACGCGCCAACAAGTTCAGCGACCTGCGGCACGATCGCATTACCTAATCCTCTAAGTCTGTCCACCCTGTCGGAAACCCCATTAGCCACTCGACCCACGTCGGGTTCAACTTTCCACCATTGCCCGAAGTCATTTGTTGTTTGTCGCTCTCGCTGATCGTGCCATTGTTGACTTTTGTTTGCAGCATCGCTCGATGACCCGTACTGCCCCACGAACTCGCCGTCGGTGTCGGCCACAAACTCTCGTTGACTGCCCTCACCAACGACTGAAACGACCCCGATTTGCGGGTCACATTTTTGCTGTCGTCTACCGTCGGTGTCGGCCATTTCTGCACCGCGTCGGCTAAACACATACCGTGCGACGACTTCCCGTTTTTGCTCACCCGACGATTTTTGTCGTTGAACTTCGCGTCTTTGTGTTCCCACTCTTGCGTCGTTGGGGTAGGCCACAATGAATACCCGGTCTCTTTTGTGTGGCGCACCAACCGCGGCTGCTGGTATGACTTGCCACTCTGCATCAAACCCGATGCTGGCCAAGTCTCCGAGAACTTGATCGAACCCCATAGAGAGATGACCTCGAACGTTTTCCATAAGCGCGTATCTAGGTCGTAGTACGCAAATGGCGTTGAACATTGCTGGCCACAAATGTCGAGGGTCGGTTGCGCCGCCTCGTTTGCCTGCGGTACTGAATGGTTGGCAAGGGTATCCACCGCAAATAACGTCAGGTCGTTCAATGTTTGTCCAATCTATTTTGTTTATGTCACCTAAGTTTGGCACGTCAGGCCAATGTTTTTTTAACACCTTGCAAGCAAACGGGTCAATTTCTGATTGCCAAATTACTTTCATGGATGCGCGTTCTAAACCAAGATCAAAACCGCCTATACCGCTAAACAACGAACCGACGGTTAATGTCATTTAGGTTCGTTTGCCTTTAACGCGTCAATCACTTTGCTGATATCACGTTTAGTTAACTCGCCCGACGTATGCACCTCACGGTTTAACGTCGCGCTGATAAACGTTTTAAGATCGTCGCCTTTAAGCCCCTGCCCGTTAGCCAGCGCCCGCATCATGCCCATTTGTTTAGGTGTTGCATACTCGCGTTGTGGCTCGTCAGGAAACGGCACTTCGACATCGTGCATAGGTACAACTGGGGCAAGCCTGCCCGTCGGCTGACGTGACTGTGCCGCTTCAACCTCGTTACGTGACGCAATCGACTTACTGATACCAAACCCCATGTAGCCGAGCGCTCGACCCAACGCGCTGGTAAACCCGACCTCGTTTTCGCTCATTTTTGTGTACGGCGTACGGCCGGGATATATCTCACACGCTGACGCGATTGCTGGTATCGGGTCGGCAGCGTCACGCCACACCGTCACCGTGCAACGAATAAAACACGACTTGTCGGGCATCTCAATAATTTCGCGTTGGGTTTCTTGTATGCGTAGATCAGGATATTTTGTTAGCGCCATGCCGAGACGTGTTGGCACGTCAACATAGTTATCGAGATTAAAACCCGTCATAGCGACTGCCAAATTGTTAGGCGTTGCGCGTGATCATGTTCGCCGCCACGCTCAGCGTAAGCAATCTCACCCGTGTTGCGAATAACGCCCCGACGTTGAGCAACCAGTAGTCGAGCGGTCATGCCTTTAGTAACCGGGAATGACGCGCCCAACTCGTACCAAACTTGGTCGGCTGTAAAACGTGGCAACATACGTGCCATTTTGCGTATCGCCGCATCAACGCGGTCTTGTTGCTCGGGTGTCCATTTGGCATTGGCGCTGGCTTGGCTTTCGGCCATTGCAATACGCATACGGTTTTTGTCGTGTTTAGTTAGCACGATGCACCATGTTTTCTAAACGCTGTATTTCTACTTCGTTTTCGTTCAAGCGCAGTTGCTTAATACCGATCTCGATGTCGCGTTCTTTGACGCGTTCGTGCAGATCGTTAATGATGCTCAACAGATATTTTATTTCTATGCGTGTTTGGTTTAGCACGTCGATTAACTCGCCGTCGTCTAGTGCG